TCCTTGATAGGAGTTGAGTGTGCTTCCATCTGAAATCGCTTTCACTCCTTTTGCTGAATTATAAATCCCAACCGTAAAGCCAAAAGAAGTCTTATTAAAGAAGTAATTCACAATATCATAAAGAACTCTGTCATATTCGCTTGAATAAATGTGAATTAATGGAAATACACCTCTTATTGTTGCGTCAAATTTATCCAAGAAATTCATGCCACACCTCCCTATCCGCAGTATATTTTTTCACATTGTTTATTACACTCATTTTTGAACGGACAATATTCACATTCAGTCAAAATCTCAATTCTTCCGTTGATAACTTTTAAAGTAAGCATATATCTCCTTGAACATCTCATCGGGGGCTTTCCCGAGCAACTCATAGACTTTGATGATTGTTGCAAATAGTTTCTTTTTTTCATAACCTCTCTCCAAATAAGAGTATATTTTTTTCTTATCTTTGTTTTCTATGGCTTTTATTATTTCTGGCACGAGCTCTTTATAAATCGCAAATTCAAGTTTTTTCTTTGGAATAAGAGTTTTTGTGAACTCCCAGATTTTGTCATTGAAGAACAAGTCTGGATGAGGAAAATCTAACTTTGTGATTGGAAAATAAGAGAATTCATTTTTTATTTCTTCATAAAATTTAGTCATCCATTTAATTCTCTCCTCTGCTTCTTTACCAAGTTTCTTTTCCAGTTCTTTCAATTTCTTCGAATAACTCTTTCTGAATTTTAAAGGATAACCATTGTCAATGAGACATTTTTTATAAAACATCACAACGGTCGGGTTGATTATTTCAGCTGGATGGAGGATTTTCATCTTAATAATATTATACCACAAAAAAAGGTTTTGTCAACCCCCGCCGAAAAAATTTTTGAAAATTTTTAAATAAAATAATTTAAATAAAAAGTTTTGTCAACAAATTTGACAAAAAGAGATTTTGCATTAAATTAAAGATATGAACCTGAATAGGCAAAGAGGAAAAAGAGCACAGAAAAAGATTGCCGAAAAGCTTAATGGTCTCGATATAGGTATTCTTGGGAAAGTAGACGTCCTTACAGAACATTTCATTGTAGAAGTCAAAGATAAAGCAAAGTTCGTAGGAGAAAAGTGGCTTGAGCAGGTAGAAAAGCATAAAGATAGAAAAGAATTCAAAGGAAGAAAATGTTTAGTGATAGTTCATAAAAGGGGGAGAAGATATGAGAATAGTATTGTAATGATGAGGCTCAAGGATTTCTTAGAGCTGTTAAATGGACTTTTATCAAGAACTGGCAAAATATCAGATAAATAAGAGAGAACTGAGAAAGCTGTATTGGAGATGGAAAATTCTAAAGAAAAAGGAAATAAAAAGCAAGATAATAAATAGTTTCTTACCAATGGCATTGAAAATCGCAACGAAAATCTCAGAAAAATTTCACAACATAGAGCTGATGGAACTTTTCAATGAAAGCTACCTGATTATAGATAAAGCTCTTGATTACTATAACCCAAGCCGAGCTGAGCTATCTACATTCGTGTATCTCATGTTGAAATGGAATTTAAAAAATTTTGTATTCAGACAGCATGCTCCAGTAAAATATTCAGCCAAACAAAAACAAAGAATGAAGAAGGACGGAGTTTCATTCAATCCTCTTTATCTATCAGAAGTAGAGGACGACTTCTTTGTTTACAAAAAAACTCCAGAAGATATTTTATATGAAAAGGAATTGAAATCGCTTTCAAAGGAGGAGAAATGAATTTCTTAGGCTACAATTTAGAAGAATTAGTAGAAAAAGAGAAATACATCAAAAAGCTGTCTCCAAAGAGAAGGAAATTTGTAGAAGTATTCTGCACTACTCTGGACATAAGTAAGACAGCAAAAATGCTTGGAATAAAAGTCAGAACTGCTTACAAGTATCTACAAAGAGAGGATGTCCAGAGAGCTATACAATATACCCAAGACTTGATTTCTTTCAGGAATGCAATAACACAAGATTATTTTGTAGAGAAGCTAAAGGAGATAATCGAAGATAAAAAAGTGCGTCCTTCCGAAAGAATTGGAGCTCTACAACTACTTGCAAAGATAACAGGACATATCAAAGAAAAGCCAATTGAAACTCAACAGCTTGTTATCCTGAAGCAAGAGGGATTAAGAAAAGAGGAAGATGTTCCCACAATTAAAATAAAGACGGAATCTTAGTTAGCTCTCTATATCTTTCAATGACAGGCTGAGTTGCTCTTCTTATTCCTCTTGCTCTAATTGGAGGAATGAGACCGTGATATTCAAGAACTTTCTCATTAAATTCTTCTATGTCCTCTAACACTTCTCTTAAATCCTCGTAATTATCAGCACGACGATACTTTTCATAAAGTTTCTTTCTCCATTCATTGAAGGCTCTTTCTATCCTCATACCAAAATATCTATCATCCTGAATCTTGGCAAGACTTACTGGTCTAAATCCAAGAGACCTTAATACGATTTCAAGTCCAGTCAACTTATAAGGTTCTCCTGTCTCCGCTTCAATGATTGGTTTACCGTATCTCGTCCTTAATCCTTCTGTAGCCAGTAATCCAGATTGGAAGAACATAGATAATCCCATAGGAAGTAAGTAAGATAAACCAGCTACTATTTCTTCATCTGCCACACCCCTTGGCCCTGTTAATAAGTCTCTCAATCCTTCTAATAACTCTCTTCCTCCTATTAAGCCACGCTGATATACTCCTTTATAAACTCCTAAGAATATATCTGCTAATGCGTCAAATGATGTGCCTTTAGGAATTGGAGCTTCAACTTTTAAAGAAGAAGATAAATCAGCAAGTCCTACGGCACAAGGAACTCCCCTTGTAACAAGGTCAGCAACAGATTCTCCTCCCAACTTACTGAGAGTATTATAAACCATCAATCTCAGTGGTTTACCAGACAATCTCTCAAAGACATCTGCTATATCGTCAAAGAAAGGCATTGCCTTCAATCCGCCAAGAATTCCAAACATAAGGAAGGATAAAGCTAACTTTTCAAATTCTCTCTTTCCTACCCAGTCAACATACAAGCCAAATAGATTAGCAATAAATCCTTTCAGAGTAATAGGTAAGGACATTATAGCTCCAAATGGAGTTCCTGGATTAGCCCAGTAAGGACGATTAGCTCTGGAATAATCCATAAAAGTTCTTTCTACTATATGTCTTGCTACTTCGCTCACAACATTTACATTTACATCTCTTGGAAGTAAGTGTTTAGAAATCGCTATAGTGGCTATCAATCTACCTAAAGATTCAGCATACTTGAACATAAACATAGATGAGCCAAAGACATAATGCATAGTTTTACCAAACAGATTCATTCCTTCTTCTCTTAACATTTGATAGAAAGAACTTTCTATCTTTCCATGATTTATCAAATCTTGAATTACTCTTAAGGTATCTACATCAATATCGGAAGCTCCATCATGAATTGCTTTTTCTATATCCACCTCTGATAAATCTCTTTTAATCCATCCTTTTTCCAGATACATCTTCAAAGTTCCATGAGCATCACGGAAAGTTTCTTTAACAGCTCTTGGGAGTGCCTTGAAATACTTTGTAGGTCTGATTCTATATTCCATTCTCCCAGCGATTTCAAGCTTAGGTAGAAATCTTGTTAACTGATTTATCAATTCTGCTGGACTGCGAGCAGTAGAGGACATAGCAACAACTTGACAAAATTCAGGAAGGAATGTAGTAACAAGGTTTGTATAGTTAAGGAAAGCAGAAGATACACGGTAGCCAAGATAATACATAGCAGGCAGTTAAAGCTCTTACTTTATAAACAAATGAGGCAAGAGGAACGTGGGGAGCAGTAGTAGCTTCAACATACTTATCTATAAGAGATTTAAGTTCTGGGTCTTCAATGAATAAATCTTTAAGCTGTGGACTTTCGTAGGCTTCTAATACTCTATTCAAGAAAAATTTATTTACAAGGCTTCCAGTCATTCTGATATGATATTCTTTTGTAACATCAATGACATCTTTTCTATATCCTTCAATAACTCTTTGAGAGAACTCTGCTGGTAACAATCTCCTATGGAGTCTCCTCGCAAGAGCATAAGCAACATCTGCATACATAGAATAAAGAGCTTGTGGGAAGACATCTCTTAATAACTTCTGTGCCTCTGGGTCATCAGTTCTCAAAGCAAGACTTCTGATGAAATCAAATGCTTCATAAGGAGACATTTTATCGATAGTCCTCTCAGCTTTCGGAGGCTTCTTGCCAACCATAATGATATAATCTGGAGTTTTACCTTTCTGTATAGTTTCTCCAATAATAAAATCAGACAGAGATTTTTCACTTCTATGCCAGTCTTCAGTTCTAAATTCCATCACTTCCTTCTCTTTCTCAAGTCCTTCCTTAACAGCTTTATAAATCTTATAAATCTTTAAAAGCTCATTCTTCTGTGCAAAATCGCTCTTTCTCCTATCAGTATCCCAATAACCAATCTCTACATATTTCTGTCTTCCTCTCTTGTCCGTATATTTCACAAATAGTCTGACCTCATAATCTCCATTCTGCCTTACGAGAGGAGTATAAAAACTTTCATCAAGTCCTTTAAGAGTGTAGGTAGCTTTAACAAGATTGTTGGTCATGAAGGCTTCAATCGTCCTAAAAACTTCCTGATGCTCTTTACTCAAGTCAGATAAATCCCCTTCCTTCTTATATTTCTCTGGGTCTCCTCCAAACATTTTCAAAATTTCATCACGGTATTGATACCAAAGCTTCTCTGGCTCGTGTCTCATATCATTAATAGCAACTCTTCTAAGTCCTCTCCTACCAGCAGTTTTAGTTCTCGTTATTTCCAATTCTATCATCTCTTTTATTTCATAATCATAAAGCCTAAACAATTTGTCGTGAGCTTCAGTTCTTATGTGAGTTAACATAGTAAGAAGCCTGTCCTTGACATCTCCAGAGATGTAATTCATCTTCTCGAATGTATTCAGAAGTCCTCTCAACTTAATCCATCCAATATCAAATATAGCAGAAAAAGTCATAATGGCTTCTATGTCATAATAATTCTTTGCCTTATCAACAATATCTTTCAATGTAGAAATGTCGCTTGCAGATAAATCAGGATACATTTCTCTGACTTCTTTTTCAAACTCAAGAGGATACCTTCCTTCCGCATTGTAATACCAGATGAGCTTCTGAGCTATATCATGAAGCTCAGGATTCTCTTTTTTGAGATTCTCAAAAGAATTAAGAAATTCCTGTAAAGGTCTCATGGTCGTCTCATTCACTCTGCCAACACTTTCAGAATAATAGTTATGGAAGACAGTTAGAATATCATGATATTTTGGATAAATGGCTACATTATAGAACTTACGGAAGATTGGATTTTTCTCCTTACCAAAATACTTTCTACGGAATTCTCTTTCCTCTTTGGAGACAGCTTCTACCTTACCTCCAAATGTTCTTTGTAGCCATTCTCTCAATCTGTAAGGAGCATTCTCTCTGAAGAATTCTACAAATCTATCCTGTGCTTCACTGAGTTTGGTTCTGAAAGCGATTTCAAATTCCTCATTATTAAAATCGTCTCTTATTCTTTTAGCTATATCCCAGACGTCAGTGAAATAAGCAAGAGGAATTTCCTCTGGAGATTTATATTCTCTGGCAAGTCTTCCAGCATAAATTTTATCAAATATATCATAAGCACTAACAAAGCCCAATCCTTTAAGAGCATTCCTTATCCTGTCAATAATAGAAATCATTTTGTCAAAAATTCTCTTGAGAAAAGAAGGAGGCTGATATTTATGAAAGATATAATTTCCAAATGCCTCAGCTATTTCTTCTGTATTCTTGAATTTTGAATAAAGAAGTCTTCTGTCTGTCTCAGGAAGGAGAGGCTCAATCAAGTGATATAATTCGTGTCCAAATGTGATAAGACCATTGGATTTTTCCCCGAAGACAATTCCTATATATCTTCTATCTCCAAGCCTCAGAGCAAATCCAGAGAAAGGAACTCCAAGAGCTTTCCTCATATAAGCTACAACTGGACTATATTCATTTCCTACAATAATACCAACCTCTTCTCCGAGAGCTTTGGCAACGACACTTTTCATAAATTGGAACATCTTTACTGGTTCGCTGAGAATAAGTGGGTCTTTCTTAGCCATCTCAATAGTTCTATAGTAAGCATCTTCACTTCTTAAGCCTTCAATCAGCTTGGAATATGCCTCATCAATTTGTCTATTTACATCACTTGCCTCAATCATTTCAAGAAGTCTTACCTTTACATATTCAGCAGGATTTCTGAGAAAGTAAGAAACATCTCTATGCTGGGAAAGCTCCTCCTTAGTCTTAATGATATTTCTATCAAAATTTTCTGCAAAAGTATTTAAAGGCTCATCAGATAAGTCAAGAATCTTAGGAAATTTTTCCTTATCGGTAATCTTTACAACTGCCTTTATGTAAGTATCCCAGAGCCTCTTAATTGGAGATTTTCCTCTCAAAGTTGGAAGTCCAATTGCCTCAGGCTCTAAAATCTCCAGGTCTTCTTTACCCTCCAAGAAATTCCTGAAATTCTCTGCGTCCACAATAACAAATTTTCTTTTCTCAGGAACAACCAAGTCAAGCCTATCAGTAAAAAATCGTCTAATAGGAATGTCCTCTTTAAGAGTATCAGACAAGAAATCTTTGAGTTTCAGAAGTCTTGCCTCTCCAGTTTCTCCAAAGCTCAATATAACATAACCGTTAGGTCTATCTGTATTAAGGCTTTCCAAATCCTTAGGAAAAAATAAAACATCTGGAACAATAGAATAAGCGTTCTCTGGAGTAGCCAAAGGACGAAGTGTCTCTTCAACATTCCTTTTTATATCAGCAAAAGCCTGCTGTCCCTCTCTTGTTTCCAAATTATGTCCACGAGAAGTAGCCACAAATGAAGCATACCAATCGACAAAATTATTAATTATCTCAGATACTCCAAGTCTTTGAGCAAACGCATTTGCATAACTCTCATTAATATCACGAATTCTCTTATAAACCTCTTCGCTCGGAGGAACAATGCCTTCCCTCTCTTTTATAACAAAAGGCAAATCTTTCAAAATGCGAAGTGTAACATGAAGTTGATTTCCAAGAAGTTCAATATATTTAGTTTTTCTGGCTTCCTTTGCCTCTATCCTCTCTTCTTTCTTTATATCTCTGAGATTTTTAATAAGTGTATTTGCATATTTTGTAATCTCTTCTTCAACTTTCTTCAGTGCAGATAAACCAAACTCTTCATTAGGAATTCGCTCAATATAATCTTGAAAGATAGATAATAAGTGGTCTTCAATTGCATTATAAGGTTTTACCTCTCTCAGTTCATCTAATATACGCTGTTTATCTTCTCCTTTATTGACCCAATTCTTGACAGCAGGAAGAACCTCTTTCTTGATATAATCAGAAGCTCTCTTATAAGCTTTAATTCCTGTCTCTTGAATGGCAGTCCTTGTATCTATATCTCCATAGATAATGATAGAAAGAATATCTTCAAGAGACAGAGTCTTATAAGCCAAATCATAAAGTTTATCTTCTGCACCTTCTTTAAGTAAAGTCTCAATTGGATTCTTTTTTAATTCCTTCAAAAATTCTAAATCTTCCTCAGTATATTTCCCTTCTGTCTTCCCACGAGCTAAAGCACTTTCAAGCCTTGAGCCTATTCTCCTTCCAAAAATTGCTTCTAAATATCCTTTTTCTCCAGAAGTAATCTGTTGAAAGGCTTTTGTAAGTTCAGCTCTGACCTGTGTAGGTAAGGTTGCCTTCATTTTCAAAATATCTGTAACTCTGCTACCCAGAAAGCCTCTAATATATCTATCTACTGCCTCTTTTACATTCGGATGAAGTCTAAATAAAGTTGCAAAATTAGCTTCAGTTACATGCCTTGCAGGAACTACTATCCCCTCAGGAGGAACAGTAGTCTCGGTAAAAGCAGTCTTTATTTCTGGAACAACAGGTCTCTCTGGTGAAGGAGGAACTTCTTCTAACTTTCTTAAGAGATTGTAAATATCTTTTTCAAAATCAGTAATTATTTCTGTCCACGAGACATACTCTCCTTTTTTCATCTTGTTTACTATTCCTTGAGCATATCTGTCAATATCCATAACAGAGAGGATAGTCTTAACATTTTCTTCAGGCAGATTTTCTCTCAATAAACCTTCCAGATACTTAGACACATGCTTGACATTGGGCTTCCATTCTGGAAACCATTCCTTCTTGAAAATAACAGGGATTTCTGAAGGTTCTAAGAATTTATCTATGTCTTGCTTGATATAGTCAAGGAAAAGTTCAGCTCCTTCTTTCAAATCTTTGTGTTCTTTTACCTTCTCTATAAGAGGAAGGTTTATATTGACAAGGTCTGTTCCTATACCTCCATATCTCTCGGTAGCTTTGCTATAAAGGTAGTCTAACAAAATGCCATCAGCAATTGCATCCACTTCTCTCAATGCATTCTCAACTTCCCCTCTAATTGGTTCTACCTGCTTTCTCTTTAATAAACCTCTCAGGAAATCATAAGCAAATTTAATATACTCCAATTTCTCATCAATGGAAAAGTTCTCAAAGGAAGGCTCTTTCAGAAAAGAAACTAACATATCTATATCTTCCCTTAGCGTATCAGGAATAAGCCTCTTACTAAAAGCAGATTTTAACTTACCTCTCTTCGTGAAATAAACCTTCCTGAGAACAGAAATAAAATAAGGAAGAGTTACTTTTGGTTCTTCTTCTGGTTTCTCTTCAGGTTTTACCTCAGGTTCAGGCTTAGTAACCTCTTTAGAAAGTTCTTTTTTCTCTGGCTCTATAATAGGCTCTTTCTCAGGTTTAGTTGGCTCTATCTTAAGTTCAGGTCTTACCGCCTTTACTTCAGCCTTAGGTCTCTTCGGAGGTAACTCTTTCTCAATCCTCCTGGCTACCTCTCTACGCAAAGCAATGCCTCCTGGAATACCAAACAAGCCTCCAACTATTGCTTCAGCGAGAATATCCTGAGCAGTTCTCTCAGGTAAAGCAACCCCAGTTCCATATTCATAAATAGGTCTCATTGCAGAGAAGATGGCAGGAAAAGCAGTTGCCTCAATAGCCATACTTGTAGCTAAAGGATACCTTCTCATTACTCTGCCTATTGGAGTTATAGTTCTCAAAGCTCTTGAAGTTGCTCTTGTAACAGGTAAAGCTTGAAGAAGACCCACTGCAACACCTGTTGGAATGGCTCTTAAAAGACTTCTTCTTTCTTCAGGTTGCTCTGTATAAATAGCTCCCGTCTCAGTCAAAGTAGTAACAGTAGGTAAAGCTACTGGAGCAGTAACAGCTATTCCAGCATAAGGAAGCAATCCGCCAAGTGTTCCAGCAACTCTACCAGCTAAACCTTCATAAGGAGATGGGGCAACTCTTTTCAATCCTTCCCTTTGTATACTTTCCCTGATAGGTCTGAAAACTTTTTCAGCAATAATTTTAAGACCAGGAATCCTTTCAGTGATAGCCTCACCAATACCTAATGCACCAGCACCAAGACTTAATGCTCCTCTGCTGATGCCACGAAAAAGTTCTCTGATAAACCCTTTCGGAGGAATATAAGTTTCAAGAGCTTCTCTTAGTAATTCTGGAGGATAACCTGCAAGTAAATAAGGTTTTATATCTACGCCTTTCTCTCTTGCAAGTTCAAAAAGGTCTTTAGCCATTATTCTCTACCAAGATATTTAGAAAGGTGTTTGGCAAATGGACTTTCTTCAATTTTCTCTGGAGGGACAAGAGGTAAAGCTGAAGCAGTCGTAGGAGCTATCGCACCAGTCGGAGCGGAAGTCTCTCCTCCTACAGGTATTCCAGCAGTAGGTAATCCATAGGCACGAGAAATCATATTCACAAAAGCATAGAAAGGCTGTAATCTTCTCTCTATTTCAGTTACTTTCAGAAGAAGCTGTTCCTTTATCTTCGGGTCTGTCTCTTGCTGTAACGCACTTAAATAACTCTTCTGAAGAGTAAGAAGAGGTTCATATGCTTCAGTTAGAGCTTCAAATGGAGACCTTCTTTGAATCGCTCCAAGTAATCTAAAAGCATCAAGAATTGTAGATAAAACAAGTTTTATTCCAGCAGGAGTTGCTCTTTTATCACGAAATAAGCGGGATAAAGCTCCCCAATCTATTAAATTAAATCTGCTGGAGTTTTTGCTGGAGCGGGAGAGGGAGTGGGAGGAGTTTCAGCAGGAGTAGGAGCTGAAGCAGGCACTTCCTCAGCCTTAGCAGTAGGAATAGCTGTCTCGGTTTCTTTCTGAAAAGCAGAAGCTAATGTTTTTGCCACTTTTTCCATAGCAGGAGATAAACCCTCAGCAAGAGCCTTAAAAGGTCTGCTTGCAATCTCTGCAACCTGATAAACTTTCTCGGAAGGAGGTTGAAAGGCAGTTCTCAATGGAGCAGTTAATCCATAAGCAGTTCTCTCCATTTCTTCTGGAGTAGGAGGAGCAAATAAATAAGCTAATCCACTATAGGCACGCCTTGCTATATCTTCTGCTTTTTCAGGAACAGCAGTCAGTCTCTCATATGCCTCTCTTCCAAAGAGAGCTTCGAATAAATTGCGTGGAGTTCTATTATCTGCCATAATTCCTCCTTAGGGTAAGTTCAATCCATATAAGGAATATAAAGCAGAAAATAATGGACTGAGAATTTCAAAAGCTTTTCCAATCCATTCTCTATCCACATCTTCCCATCCAATAGCTCTGGTTCTCGCTCTTGTATATTCAATCTCAGAAGGAACAGCCTGAGCTGTCATCCATCTGAGATAAGCTCCAGCAGGAATACCATATCTGGCTTCAGCTTCATACATTCTTGCTCTGGCTGGAACTTCATACATGGCTCTGGCACGAGTATACATTTCCTCAGCAGGAATAGCTCTGGCTCTCGCTCTAAGCCACTCAGCTTCAGCAGGAATAGCAGTAGTAGCTCTTGCTCTATATAATTGAGCTTGAGCCTGCCTTAATGGGTCGTATTGCCATAATTGCAATTGTTTTCTCGTCCTATAATCTGCTATTGCTCTTCCTATTCTGAAAGCTTCTTCTAAAGGATTCCCAAACAAAAACATAGTTTTCCTCCTACTTAAATTATATTATTCAGAACCAAAATAAATCGGAATATGAGAGAAGTAGACAATTGTAGTCTTCACATTCTCCGCCGTCAAAAAACACAAATCATAAGGATTTATTGTATTTACCTGGAAAGGAGAAAGGAGATAGTTATAAACAGGCACTCCACAAAATAAGAAATGAATAAACTTATAATATTCATCTTGAGAACAAGACTGGTAAACATCATCAAAAAAACCCACTTTTCTTACTTCTGAGACAAGCTCCTTATGTAGTTCATCCCTAAAGCGAAAACTTAAAAACAGTAAAGAAGAGAAAAGGAAGTTCTCCGAAAGAAAAGCATCCAGAGAGGCTATTTTCTCATATTTTCTTAAAACAGCACTATATACATTACACAAAGAATTATAAAATCTAAGATAAGTTTTGTCCTCTAACATCCGATTGTGAAGCCTGCCATACAATTCATACCTTTCCTCTTGAGATATAGAAGGTAGATTATCTTCTGAATTGGCAAAATAAACTTCCTCAATCAGAGAATATAAAGGATGACAATCACAAGCTCCCAGCTCAATTAATTTTCCCTCCTCTTGTTCTACCAAATGAGACAAAAAAGTAAGAATAAGTTTGCTATGAATAGGATTACCTGCCCCAAAAGAAGATGAAAGGAGCAAAGAATTATAAGAAGATAATGGAAAAATAATTGGTCGTCTGGTCTTATTTTTCATACCTTTATTACTTCCCTCTTAAAATCTCCTTCTTTTAAACAAATCAACTTATCATAATAATCTACCTGCACACAATCAGAACCCCCGCAACAGTCTTCTTTCCAGAATCTCGAACAAGATAAAGTATAGGCATACAAAACTTCCTTTCTTTTCTTATTACATAAACAGAAAATACGAAAAGCATTAGTCCCGCTCTCAACAAAATCCTTTTCATTACAGTCCCAATATTTTATGTTTACATAATAAAAAAGGTATCTCTCCTTATAACGACCATAAATAGGAATAGCATAGACTCCCATCCGCTTCGCTTTAGCTTCTGATTCATAATGATAAAATAAATCTGCTTCAAGAAGATTATCTCTTATAGAATCCAAAATCTCTTTATCTGAAGAATCTTCAGCTTTTGGAAAGAAAAAAAGAGGCACTTCATTGAAAAAATAAGGACAGTTTTCCATAGTAAAATAAACCTTCTTATAGCTTGAGCTATATACTATATCTCCCTCCTGAGTTGAAACTTCCTCTCCCATTGCATAAGCCCCAAGCTGAAATTTACCAACAAAAGAATTTAACTCTTCAAACTGTCCATTAATACTCTCTCCATCATTCAAGGAAGTATAATCGTCATAATCTCCTTCAATAATGAGCAAATATAAAGCATTCTCCTGCAATAATTTTAGACACTCCTTATGCAACAAAGACAATTTGTTTAAATCTTCTTCCCTTCTGAAATAAGCCATTATTCAAACGCTTCAACTATTTGAGCAGATAATCTTGCATTAGCCATAGCCCAAGCACACGCTCTATCCAGCTCACAATAAGTATAATAAGTATCATACAAAGGCAAAACATAATTGTTATAATAACTGCCAGCACGATGAATAGCCATTAGAGACCTTTGAATATCAGCCTTTAGCCTATGAGAATAAGCCTTTGTATCATAATAAGTTCTCAAAAACTCTCTATTCAGTCTCAAATAAGTGTCAAGATAATCAGAATAGCCACGAAAATAAGCAGTTAGGATATTTGTCTCTCCTCTGAGCTGGGCAATATCAGCCTCAACTCCCAGCACATCTGCTCTTACTAATAAAGAAGAATATCTTGCTTTGATGCCTGCCCATCTGGCTTCAAAATCCTTTTGTAAAGATTGAAGGACATTCTGTAATCTCTCAATCTCGGAATTCAAATAATTAACTCTTTCTGAATAAAGTTTTTCTCTCTCCTCTAAGACTTGCTTTCTGCTCTGAGCTATATCTTCTCTTGCTCTGGCTTCTTCTATCCTCGACATCGCTGTCATCTTTTCCACTAAAAGCCTATCTCTCTCAATATTCAAAGCTTCAATCATAGTCAGGATAACTGACATTTCATTGTAAAAAGTAAACATTCCTCTTAAATCTCTATTCAGAGAAGTGAGAAGAGCAAAATTTTTACTTTCCCTGCTGATATGATTAAGTCTGGCTGTGGCTTCCTGTTCTTTTAAAGTCCATTCCTCTCTCTTGAGAGTGAAATCGCTTTCATTCTTAAGAATAATCGTCCTTAACTGCTGAGAAAGATTGTCAAAAAAAGTAGAAAGCCAACGCTCCCTCACCCTCATCCTTACTTTCACATCAAATAAGGAACTGAAAAATCTAAAAAGGAAGAACTGCCTTTCCTTTTTAGACAAGTGCTTCAAGAATTTATCTCTTTCACTTTCTATAACAGCTCTCATCTTCTCAATAAGGACAGAAAGATTATAAAATCCTTTCAGACTATCCAGAAACTCAGAAATAAGTCCTTTCACATAAGAATTTTCTCTCTCAAAATAAGGAAGAGGTTTCAAGCCAAGTGTAGAAAAAACATCAGTTTTCATAAAGCTTGGAGCTTCAAAAGAAAGACTAAATTTATCAAGCAAGTCAGCTTCAATATATTCAAGAGAATTCTCTTTTATTTTTACATCAAAAGAAAATTCTCCTACCACAAACTTCTCAATTTCTTTCAAAGTAGGTATCTTCCTATAAAAAGGAATATAGACACAATTACTTCCAAATGGAGTGAACTTAAACTTCTCATAATCAATCTCTGAAGGAGCTTCAGGCTTTTCCATATAGTCTGGAGCAGTCGGCTCTGGTATCTCTCCTGAATATGGAGAATAAGAAGGAATTGTCAGGCTTTCTAAATCTGGAATATCAATAGAGATAGGAAGAAAAGTAATCACTGGTTTTATTATTGTTGGAGTTTCAGGAGGAGAAGAAATAAAATAAGGTAAAGAAGGTCTCTCTGGAATCTCCACCTGAAGCTGAGGAGGAGATAGAGAAGGAGGATGTAATTCTACCGTTTTCCCTGAAGGAATTTTAATTCTCTCTGGAGGTGTCAAAAAAGCAAAAGGTATTCCGAACATCGTTATGTAAAGCTCCTTATAATACTTGCAGATACAGAAGAGTAAGATATTGCCATAGTTCTATTATACTCTCTCACACTATTTGAACCTATTCTCATTGCCTCAAGAGCTTTCCTAACTTTATTGTAAGTTTCTTCACCAAGTCTCTCATTATAAAATATAGTTTGATTTCTCAAATCCAGATAAGTGTCTCTCGTCTTAAATTCCTGCTCCCAATAATCAACAATCTGCATCTCTTGTTCCCTGAGAGACAAAATTTTGTCATAAATCTCCTTTCTATACTCTGCTACAATCTTATCTACATCTACTCCATACTTTCTCAAATCTCCTTCGTATCTCTCTATCTCTGCTTCCCATTGCTCCAATTTGGCTCTTAAGTCCGCAATCTCCGCTCTTATTTCACTCTCTTTAGCAGACAATCTTGCCCTTTCACTTCTTATCTTAGACATAACTGTATCCAACTTAATGTCTTTAACAGCCTGCTGTGCCTCTACAGTCTCAAGAGAAGATAAATAAGTTCTAACTCTTGTCCTTATCAACTCAGAAAGACTATTCACTCTTTCTATCTCAGCCCTAAATTTGCGAAGTTCGTTTTCATATTTACGCAATAAAATCCTATATTCCTCAAAAGCCAGATAGCCAAATCTTTCAAGTTCCATCAAATACTCGCTATAAGAAGCATAATAATTATTAAGAGCCTGCTTCTGTCTTTCTTCCAATTCTTTTTCAGTAATTAAAGCTCTTATTCTTTCAAATTTCCTTCTCTCAATATTAACAAGCTCTCTATAAACATCATTGTAATAATCCTGAAGCTGAAGTAAAAATCTATACCTCAACAGAGCCACATTATAGCTATTAACAGCATTTCGCATAATCAACTCATAAGTCTCATAAGTTATCCTGAAATCTCTTTCAAAAATATCCCTGTAAAGATTATTAGCTGTATAAACACGGTCAATAAAAGATGAAAGAGTTCTTACGATGACATCACGATGCTCTTCCATGTATCTCGTATAAAGCTCTGTCTCATCTCTCAAACTCTTCAAATAAAAATCATTGATGGCTTTCTGATAAACTCCCGAAGGCAACTTATGTCCAAGTAAACCGAATGAGCTATTCAATTTTTTGAAATCGCTTGCATTCCTTCGGACAATTTCATTTCTCAAAAATTGATACTTATTGCAGGCATAGGAAGTCAAGTTATTAAACAGACGATAAAATTCGTCAAGACTATCGGACAGAATAGATTTGAAAGCAAGAGTATAATATTCAGTAAGAAGCTCATTGGCTTGTGGAGAAGGAATATCTGGAGGAGGAGCATAAGTATAAGCTTCTGGTTCAATGAAAGAAAGCTCCTCTATATCGTAGGTAAATATATCTATGTCTTTAAATTCTTTTCTAAAAGGAGTTGGCTCACTCATTTAGGTCTCCTCAACTCAACTAATCTAAAAGATATAAATTCTATATCTCCCAAATCCTCAAGAAGAACCTTTAATTCCTTGCCTTTTAACCCCTTGCCACAGCTTATCCATTTGTTTCCTATATAAGAATAGGAACTTTCATCTGCATATACAGTAGCCTTTTCAAGAGGAAAACTGGCAAAAATCTTATCTATTCTTTTCAATCTTGAACTGCTCATATCTCCAAATCTAAACATAAGGTCTCCTGTTGTCCTTTCTTCATCAAAAATATAAATTCCATCTTCAGCAGTGAGAATGCCGTCTATTCCTGTTACTTTAATAGAAGTAGAATAAAGAGAATAAAGTAGGTTTTCTGGATAAGAAATTAATGAAAAGAACAATCTTATATCAGCTTTGCCTAAAGGTAGAAGAGCATCAACGAGAGACAGGAAATCTTCAAAAGTAATTCCAGTAATAAGAGAGGGAGCAAGATGGTCTGATAAATCAAAAGAGCTTTCTTTTTTGAGAGAAAAAAGTATTTTTATGTCTTCGGAAAGAGTCGAAGAATAACTGGAAATTTTAGCACTCAAAAGTGTAGAAAATGTATCATACAAAGAAAGAGTATCCATAAAAAATCCTGGAATTAGGAAAAAGACCTCATCAGTCAGAGCTATATTTGAAGATAAAATGAGAACAACACCACTGCTCAGGAAATCTTCTAAACTCAATAAGTCTCCTAAAGAAGAAATGAGTTTAAGCTTTTCTATACTATCCGATAATGCAGAAAGAATATCTTCAGAGATAAGAGTTGAAACTTTTCTATACAACAAGTCATCCAATAAAGCAAATAAATCTTCAAACTTAGTATAAGAACTGACAGAGAGTCCATCAATACCATAAAGAACTGGATATAAATTATCTGACAAACTTAAGTGCAATACGTAATGAGGAATTAGGGCTTCAGAGTAACTAAGGGTATCCTGTAAATAAGAAGTAGAATAAGGGAGTTGATAGTCAAGTTCATCAGAGAAAGATATAGTATCCTCAGGGTCTCCCATACATCCCTCATAATTTATTGACCATGAAAGCCAGGGAGCAATAAAGGATAAATGAGAATTAGTATCTTCAATTATTCCATAGAGGTCATAAGTGAAATTGATTTCATCAGATAAGTCAACTTCATTTTGTAAGACTTCAAGAAAATAAAAACCATCTATGAAGTCATAATGGTCAAGAATCTCATCAATATACCCGCAAGCCGACTTTATATCTACAAGAGGTTCTGGAGAAGCATATTTCCTTACCCTAACCCAATCAATCTCCAATTTGCTATATTCAATAAAGAAACGAAAAGTCAAATTATCCTGAGGATTGCATGCTGTTTCAGAAGAGGAGGTCTCATCTTTTTCTCCATAATCTAATTGGAATACTGTTCCATTCTCTCCATATTTGATAGTAAATACAGTCCATTCAGCCAAAGAAATACTCTTTCCAAAATTATGTGTATAACCATTAGCCTGACAATAATAATCACTGCCAGCAATACCTAACTTATCAATATAAGTCCCTTGATTCTCTCCATACATGTTAACATCTTCAACAAAGAGATTGCATTTATCATCGTTGCTTCTTCTAACTTTCATCTCAAAGATACAAGGACGGCTGAAGAAAGTCTTACACCCGAAATATACTCCGCCTTTACCAGTTCGGTCTATCGTAGCTATACTATTACTTATAACCACTTCATCGTCATAACATCCCAAACAGTTTCCTACTCCATACATATCATCCGTATACCATACATCTGTATCAAAAGAAGTCCCTTCGAAATCTTTAAGGAAATTAAAAACATCTTCACTCACATCTGTAGCACTCTCATTTCCATAGTATAAGTATATAGTAGTAGAACCATTAGCAGGAATGAAAGGAACTTTCACCCAAAAGATAGCTTTCTTATTCTCATAATCCCATTTCTCCTTCCAATAAGAGAGAAGATGTCTTCCATCTTCAGCTGTAAACCTTATATCTCCTCCATCCTCTTTAGCATGGAAAAAATCAAAATTATCCCTATTCAAGAATATTCCAATCTGATAATCATACAAATCCTCTCCAGATTGCTCAGTTATAACAATTTTTCTACGAAAATTCCATCCAGACAGCCATTCTGGGTTGCCAGGTATGTATCCATAAATGCCAGATATATCATCTGACAGAGAAACAGAAGTATTCAAAGTATAATCCAGACCATCAGAACAATAAAAAGTATCTTCCACACATTCACATACTCCTCCGCCTCCTGTATATTCTTCTTCATCTCCTACAGAATAAGTAGGGTCAGTAAATAAAGTTCTCTTGTAATAAGTATCCACATATATTTTGTGGTTATAAGACGAAGACTCAGTAGAGTGGTTCTCAACTGTAAAAGTAACCTGTGCATCCGTAGGCATAGAGGATACGAAAGACCCGTTCTCAACCTTCTTATCTCCATCTACATAAAAATCAAACGCCTGTGAATCTAAATCAATTATTACTTCAAGTTTATACCATGTTTCATAACTTAACGAAACTCCAGTATAAATGTAACTTGACCCATCGTGGTAATACAAACCCTGCGAATGTGAACCTTCAGTAGGTTTACCAACACTTATCTTAGGCCCTACCCAAGAGTCATTCTCATCTTTGTAAGCAAACACATACCCACAGCCCGTTCCCTTTATTAAAAGATGCAAAGTTTGATGTATTTTACCTGACGAAGGAGTAGTAAAAGAGTAATAAGCCTTTTCTACTTGACCTGTCCCTTGTTGAAGATGTAAACTGTAACTCCCTCTATTAGCATAAGTGGAATCAAAAATCGCTCCCGATGTCAAAGTAAAAATATTAGAACTTCCCTCAAAATCATCAGATTCACTGAAAGTGTCATATAAAGAACTCTCATCGGAGGCAGAAGAATTTCCATAATACATATAGATTGTAGTCGAGCTATTAGCAGAAATACTTGGAATTCTTATCCAGATAGTAGCTTCCTGATTCGAAGAATCCCACTTTTCTATCCAATGAGATAAAAGAGATATACCATCATCTTTCGTGAATCTTATATCACTACCATCCGAATTAGCTTTAGAAAAATCAAAATTTGAACTGTCCAAAGATATTTTGAACTTAAAGTTCTCTAAATCATTCCCAGACTGCTCTGTTACAGTGATAGCTTTGCGGTAAGACCATCCAGAAAGCCATCCCATCTAATTCCTCAATTGCTAAAGATTAAGAGTATATACTATAAACAATATTTAATACATCACCAGAACTCAAATTCTTAGCAGAATCAAATTTTCCTGCACACAATAAAACACCTGTATTATCGTTCTTGCCTGAAGTGCTGGTTACAAAAGCTCCATAAACAGTAACACTATCATTAATATTGAAAGTTGCCTGATTATCCTGATTAGTAACTTTATTATCGCTAAAGGTGCTCTGATATTGAGGACGAGCAGTTTCATCATAAGCAGTAACTTCCTGATAAGACCCTCCTGTCCCAAGAGCAGAAGAAGCAGTATCAGTATCAGCAATAGTTACATCAGCTCCTATCAATCCTACATACCAATTAGTCTGAGAAGCCTCATTAGAGATACCCACTTTCAATAGAAAATTTCTTCCTTCCCTAACAACCATATTAGAAAACTCAAATTCGTCAATAACCTTACCATTTCTGATAATCTGTGCTTTAAAAGTGCCTTTAATTCTACGCATATTCTCCCTCCTTATTCATTTTTTTCTTTCTTGATTACAGTAGCAACCACACTATCTCCTAAATCTATGTTATTTCTATCAGCCCCAATTAAAAACCTGTTCCCATCAGAAACATTTACTTTACCAGAAATAAATTCTCCTCTGGCTTTCATGTCAAGTCTATCCTTACTGAATAAAACAACTTCTGCTCCTTTTGCCATAACTAACCCCCTTCTGCATAACCAAATAGCATTTTTATTTCCAAGCACAACTCCGCTTCCTTTAAGGCTTCCCACATCATATTCTACAAATCTCAAATTAAAAGGCTCTCCTTCAAGAGGAAAGCCCAAATATGTCTTGCTATCTGTAGAAATTATAATTGCCTCTTCGGTAGATAAGACAATATTTATCTCTTCTGGAAACTCAAAATAGAAATAAGGAAGAACTAAGTCATAATAAAGAGCCTCCGTAAACCATAACTGCTTGCCTTTTGAACCAAATATTCTTCCTTTGAAAAAGCACAGATTTTCAACACGAGGCATAGGAATTGCTTCAGAAAGAGCATACTCAAAGCTATCCTTTGCAGTCTCAAAGGTAAAAGATTTATCAAATTTCCATTCTCTAACAGTCTCATTGCTTATAGAATAAACACCATTCCAGAACCTATTTGATATGTAAACATTGTCGCCAACTTTGACAAAATAAAATCTTGCATAAGGGCTGTCTGTCTTGGCAATCTGCTTCAGAGATTCATCTGGCAAAGAAAATTTGTATAGATAATCTGAACCGTTCTGATAAGAAAAAAGCAAATAGTTATTTCTATCAATCTTAAAAGGAGAGTGTGCAAAAGGCAAATCAACTATCTTCTTCAGCTTATAACGAGGTCTCAAAGAGCCATCTGGATAAATATCCATATTCAGAATTAGATAAGGGTAGCGGGCATCAGACTCAAGTCCTTTATTCTTCATTCCACGAAAAGAATTGAAAATTATATCTTTATAGGTTTGAGATGCACTGATTTTCTTTCTTCTTGCCATTACAACAGACCTCTATGAATAGCAGAAGGTCTTGGGACATCTTTATCTCTAACATGACGGGCTTTAAAGAAAGATACAAGACTAATAAAAGTGCTATAATTATATTGAGCCAGTTCCAGATTAAAAGTTTCACTATCAGCTTTCATATAAGCTCTCCATAAAACTCCATGCTCAAGAGCAGGAAGTAATTTTCTTGGTAAAGTAATCTCATCATCAAAAGTCAAGTCTCTTTCCTTTCCCACATAATAAAGACAAATGTCATAAGCCTTATCTGGGACAGGAGCAAGATGAATGTAATTATCATAGATGCAATAATATCGAGGTTTTCCTCCTTGAAGAAATAAATTTTCTATCTCTCCCATAGATAGCTTGTAAATCATACTATTTTCACAATAGACTGAAAATTCCCTATCAAAATCATCTGGAAGAGCATAACTTGAGGTATCTTTTTGGGTCTGGAAAGAATGCTTCTTCTCCAATAAAGGAATTTCGGTATAAATATAGCTAAGAACATCATTCAAGTAAGTAAGAAGCTCATCATCTCTCCATAAAAGAGGGTCGTTTGTGTCCGCCAGTTTGTCTCTTATATTATTCAAAAATTCCGAGACAGTCATGTTACCTCCTTGAAATCGCTTTCATTCCAAGACAAATTTTTATAATCCACTCTCACATCTTTGCCAAAAAATACTTTTACCACTTCCAAAGCTTTCTTCTCATCAAAAGATTTACAGGAAGAGATTTCAAGCCGAGCATAATTTTCTTCTGGCCAAGTATGTATGTAAATATGACTCTCAACAAGAACCATTCCAGCAGATAATCCATAACCTCCTCTCAAAATTCCTTTTATTGGAGTAGGGAAGTGAGCAACCTGTAAAGTGTGAAGAATAGGTGTCATATCTATAAATTCAACAGCACGCACCAAAAACAATCTGATTATCTCTTCCGAAGACAATAATTCTGAAGGAGCATCGTAAATATTTACTAAAAGGGTCTGCCCCTTCATTCATACTATCTCCTCTTTCTTTTTATTGTCTTAACTTTTGCTCTCTTTGCCAATCTTCTTCCTTTTGCAGTCTTTAAAGACCTCAATAAGGAAATAGCTTTAGTTCTTCCTCCTCTCGGCCCCTTCTTCCTCGTAATACAAACTAAAACTTTCCTCCCTGGCTTACCAGGAACAGGAACAACCCTATAAGCAACACATCCTCTCTTACTACCTAATTTCTCCCTAACATATTTGCCAGTTTTATACCTATAAATAGTCCCTTTTCTAACTGCCACTTGTCTTTCCTTTCTTTTTTCTCTTACTTCTTGAAATTTTCATTCTTCTTTCTAAAAGTTTTCCCCAACGAGTAAGGTCTTGAGTTCTTGGTCTAAGTAAACCTACCGCTTGTAAAGCTGTAGTAGCTACTCTAAATGCCTCCCTTTCACTCAAACCTCTATGACTCATTAATGCTCCGACAGTCTTCATAAGGAGATATGGCTTATCAACATCTCTCTTTTTTGCCATACCTCCCTCCTATTTCCCTTTCCTCCTTCTGGCAATCTTTTTCACATTACGAGCGAAAACAGCTCTTTTTAAAAGAGTAGTATTGCCTGTCCTACGAGCCTGAGATATGGCACTGTTAATACAAGCCTGAGTTACTCCTCCAAATCCGTGAGCCTTGCACCATCTTGTAAATGCTCCTACAGTCCCTTTTCTCTCCATCCTTGCCCTTGCCTTCTGTAACCATTTTTTAGTTCTTCTTGCCATCTTCCTACCTCCCACATTTTTTTACCAGAAGACCCATCTCTTGGTCTCCCATTCCTTCATTCTTATTCCTATCCGATAAATCTTCCTACTATAATTATAATTTATGTCGCAATCAGTCCTATATTGCCTACACTTACCCTTCACATGCCAAACACATATTCTTCTTGGATGCTTCAAACATTGATGATAGCCCTGCTTCCAAGAACAGCAATTCTTAGTCTCCTTTAAAACCTTCCAGCAGGAACGGTTATAACATTGATAAGTAATAAAGAGCTTTTTGCATTTATTAATCTTATGATATTTATGAAGAATGTAAGCCTGAGCCAAAAAATAATCAAAACTATCCTTCGTCTTCCAGTTAGGAAATAACCTTGAAAGTTCTTTATCCCAGAAATAAGGAGTTATCTGAGCATAACCAAGACTGCCCCAACCATCAAGAGAAGTTCTCCACCTGCAACCGCTTTCAACTCTTAATTGAGCAACAGAAAACCAATAAGGATAGTCTATGCCAAAGAACCACTCATGAGCCTTCCTTACCTTCCCTACAAATCTCTCACAATCTCCAGCTATACTAAGACAAGGCAAAAATAAGGGCAGAACCAATAAGCAAGATGAAATAATAATCCTTTTTATCCTCATTTGTCCACTCTATCCTTCCAAGTCTTATTCTCCTAAATAGGTAGGAGAGGAAATACCACCAGACTACTAAAAAAGTCTTTTTTATGATTACTTGGCACGGAGCTGTAAAGTCAAAAACCCAACCTGTCAAAAATAGAACCAAACAAATTACAATTAACACTATAGACAAAGACCATTGTTTTAGATAATTCCCTACTGACATACTTTTATTGCCTCCCTCAACATCTCATTTTCTTTCTCAAGTTTAAGATAATTATTTAAAATAATTTGCAGTTTCTCTGGATAAGTTGCATTCTCAGGAATAGGTTGTAGATTGGCTCTCGGAACTTCAGGAATCTTACATTTTACATAAATAGGCTTTTCTACATATTCAACTCGTGGTCTTACAAAGCCACATCCAACCAAAAATAGAATTAAAATCAAAAATAAAAACCTCATTTTCTCTTTTCCTTTTGTATTTTTATAAACTCATCAATCATGATTGCCATCTTTTGGCAGTCTTTAGCAGGAATATAGATAGGCTTCTCTATTATCTTCGGGATTTCAATTACTTTAGGAGGCTGATTCGCTTTCTTGAGAAGCTCACTAATCTTCTTTTCATATCTTTCCTGTTGAACTTTCATATATTCCGCCAATTCCGCATTAGCTTTCTGACAAGCCTGAAGCTGTTTTTCTAAATGGAAAACTCTTTGCTTCATTTGCATGTTATCTTTGCGAAGATGATTGAAGTAGAAAAGAAAAGACACGATTGCCACGCCAACCAGACCACAAAGAAGCCACTTATAAATATCTTTATACAATAAGAACTGCCACATTGTAACTAAGCCACATATCTCAGCATATACATTATTTTAACAGTCTTCCCATTTTCAAGCGTAATAGGGCTATCAAGAACTGTTCTGTCTATGCAATGTATGTAATCAGTAGAAGTTCCACAACAATATAATCCTACTTCCCTTATTGTTACATCTGAACCAGTGTTATTTGTAAAGCTTCTATAAGCTGAAAGTTCTATTTTTTCACTATCACAAGTAGCAGAGTTTATAGTAACTGCTGAACAATCTAAATCCAGTTTACTTTCTAAAGCATAATCAGAGCATTTATCGACAGCAGTAGAACCAGAGCCTATAACGATTCCATAGCTATTATTATTTTCTCCAGCATTTATTGCAAAAGTAGAATCATCATCATACCCACTATGCATTCCTCCATCTACTTTTTTTACACTAACAGCCCTTTGCCCCCAATGTCTTTCTAACAACTGAAAGAATTGTTTTAATAAAGTGTTTGCTTTCTGCCTATAAACTTTTCCATCCTTCTCAATTATAATCTCAATTGACAAACTCATAACTAACCTCCACTGTCAGATTCTCCGAAAACTTGTTAACATCCTGTAAATTTATATCATATCCACAACTTATAGCTTCACCAAACATCTGCACTTCCTTTTCTGCCTCTGAAACACACACCCTTAAACTATTTACCATTCTGTTATGAAATCTATATAATTGATAAACTTCTTTCTCAAGATAATTCAAGTAAGCTTCTATCCTTCTTATCCAATCTACATCTTCCTTATCAACAGCAACTTTTCTTCCAGTAGAAGATTCATACAATACAAGTTTTCTCTCACCCATCTTAAGTCCCTCATGCCAACTCTATTGGGTCATCAATTTCTACATCAATTGTGGTATCGGAAATAGCAACTCCTAACTTTTGGGCTATATATCCAGCAGTATTTGGAGGAGTATCAGAAACTCCGCCAGGAGTAGTTGCAGATAAGAAGTAATATTTCCCTGGAGTTAGCCCAGTCAACTGTGTATTGTGTCCATCGAAATGAACAGTAACATTGTTTCCTGCCGTTGCACTATCTAAGACATAACCGTGAGCAGGCTTGTTGCCTGAAGCATCAGCTTTTCTAACTTTTGTAGTTCCACTATCATCAAAAATATTTACAAAATCTCCAGCACTTAAATCTTCATAAGCAGGAAGAGCAATTGTATCTTCTCCCATACCAGCAGGCAATACAGAACTGTCAAGCTTTCCATCAGAACCGAGAGCTACAATCTTACCTGCATCACTTGAACCAGTGCTTTGAACAGTTGCCTCTTTTTCCTTAATCCTTCCAGTAGTTCTGTCGAAGCTTAAATATTTATCTGCCATTTTTCTTCACCTCCTTAAGAGATTATTATTGGTTCATCTAAATCTATCAAAATCTCATTATTTTTCAAAACTCTTCCTAATCTTTGAATAAACACCGCTTCATTATCAATACTTTGAACCATAGTTCCACTTTTACCCAAATAAATAGGTTTAGAAACATCAAAATTAAATGAAGTATCCTCACATCTCCCAAAAGTTAACACTCTTACTGAGCCTCCTGGGTCAGCAGAATTCAGAGATAACCCTAATATTTTCTCAACATCGCCGAGACTATCACAACTCGCATAATACAAATAGCCATCATTGCCAAGTTTCACTATCTTATGAGAACCTATAGTCTCTCCCGCTATTTTCTCTACAATAACTTTTTCACTACTAACGAGAGTATAAGGAATGACACCTTGAACAGTTGTCTTTAGAACCTTTGGACTTTCAATGACTGTCTTCAGAGTCTCACATTTCTCGACGGAAACTTTCAATTTACCTTCTTCCGTTATGATAACCCTCATTTACTCACCTCTGGGTCAACCACAATTTTCCCTTCTAAAACTCTGAAAGCGATTTCATCATTATAAACCTTAATATCATAAACATAAACACCTTGAGTTCCTTCTGAAACACTTGAAATTCGCACATTATCAGCAGATTTTGGATAAGGAGTAATATTTGAGGTCTCGCTCGGAGACAATTTAGCTTCTATAACTCCATTTGAAGGGTCTTTTATAGAACAATTAAAAACAGCTGTAGCAACACTATCATCATAATTCGCTTTCATCATCCCTTTAACCGAATAACCAGTTAAATCTATAGGGTTGCCATCTTCATCAGTTATCTGAATAAGAATATCCCAACTTTCTCCCTGTTTTGCCAATATATCTGTAGTCCCGTCCGAATTCACAAAAAATTTTAAAGGCATACTATCCTCTGATTATTTTTTCTCTTCCTTAGCCTCTACAACAGCTCCTTTATCTTTAGCTAACTTGCTATAATATTTCTTCTCCTCATCAGGAGTAAGCAGGACAATATCAGGGTCGTTTCTTAAATTCTCATTCCATACAAAAATAGCTCCAGTTTTTTTATTTTTGCAAAGTCTTCTTTTTGCCATCTTTTCACCTCCTCAAGATTTTTGAAATCGCTTTCAAAAACAAAAAGGGAGGGACAAAGCCCTCCCTAACTTTCATTAGCCAACTTTAGCATAAAGAACACCAAAGGCTTTAGGATTGATTACATCAAAGTCATAAACAATTAATCCTTTCATAGCTTCAGCAAAAGTATTATGAGGACGATACCTCTCTGTCTTAGTAATTTGAGCTACATAAACGAGAGAAGATTTTCTGCCAAATGGGATATAGAAAGCATTATCAGTATCGTCTTTATAGAGCAAGTTGGAGATATAAATATTGAATCTGTCAAGCATCTTACCACTAAAGCCACCACGAAGGATGAAGCTTTCTCCAGTTCCAGCAACACTTGCATTCCTTAAATCAGATTTATTAATTAATCCCATAATAATAGGAGGAAGAACAATCCATCTATCGTCATCAGGAACATTTTGCTCATCAAGAACAGAACCACAATCCACAATATAATCAAGAACATTATCCTTAGTAAGAGTTACTGGAGAGCCAGCAGTTCCAAGATTATAAGCTCCAGTTTTTGCTCCAGCAGAAGTTCCCTGATTTGCACTATCAGCTTTAGTATAGATAGTAGAGAAGACTTCAGTATCAATAGTAATTTTTATCTGCTGAGAGGCATCATCGGCAAGTTTATCAAGCCAAGATAAATCGCTTTCTTTAATATCAATATCATCCATTGCAAAGTTGAAATACTTCGCACGATTGATAGTAAATTCAATGGCTGGGCTCTCGGGATATTCTAAATCTAAAGTGCCTCCCTTCTTATAATCCTTAATAGTTACATTTGGAAGAGTTCTAATAACAACTCTATCTCCAACATTTTTAATCTCGCCAACATAATCAGTAGTGGCTATGTTGGCAATAGTAGATTTAGCATAAAATTTTTCTAAAAGTTTACCTGAAAATAGAATAGGTATATGTGCGTTGCCTGGAGACCCAGGCCCTCCATATCCATAATCAGGATAGCCACTTTCTCTTGGAACAGGCATAGTTTTTCACCTCCTTTATATAAAATTTTTTATTTTCCAAGTAAAACACGCCCTTCAACGAGGGCGTTTATAATTTCTTTTTCCATCTTTTCTCTTTGCTCTGGAGAAATTTTCCCCAGAGCACATAAACGATAAAACTCATTAATTTCACTTTCCTTAAAAATCTTTTTAGCTCCCTCACGCACGGAAGAAGAAGTCTTCCTATGCGGAGGAGCTACATTCTTGGTTGCAGGAGCAGGCTTTTTCTCAACAGGTTCACTATCATTATTCCTCTGCTGAGCAAGGTAACGCTTAAAAAATTTAGCCACAGCAGGAGCATTTCCCTGCTCATAAGCAGAAAGCATCAATTGATGTCTGGTAAGCCCAGTATCTCCTTCCTCCTCCTGCAACCAAGCAAGAAAATCAGGGTCAGTATTAAGCTCTCTCCACTCAGGAACTAAAGAAGTAAGTTGGGCATAAAACTGCTGTTCAGTTACATTCTTGGATAAATCTCCAAGTTCTTTCTCCACTTTTGAAAGAACTTTCTTTTGCAATATCCTCTCTATTGCTCTATAAATTTCTGGATAATCCTCTTTAAATTTTTTAATCTCCTCGTCTTCCTCCTCCACTTGAGGAGCTTGAGGAGTTTCAGACTGTTGCTTTTGCATTGACACAACTCTTTCAAGCAACTCTAACCTTCTATAAAGTTCCTCTTTCTCTCTTCTTAATTGTTTAATCTCTTTATGAAGACGAGGAACTTCTTTATCATATTTTCCTTTCAAAACACGATATTTATGCTCCCAGTCCTCTTGCTCAGGAGGCTGTTCGCTGGGTTGTTGAACAGTCTCTCCTGAGACTACTTCCTGCTCCTGAGGAGCAGGCTCTTGAGGCTGTTCAACCTCTTGTCCTTCTAAATCAACATAAGCCTGAGCGTCATCCTGAGGTCTTTCAACTTTTACCTCAGGAGCGTCTTGCACTTGTTGTCCCATCATCTCACCTCCTAATTACTTCATTACTATAGAAATTATAAATCTGGCTAAATGGAAAAATATGGAAAAAATAACTGCAAATATAATAACTTCTGATTTCTTCACGCACTTATCACGAAGGTCATCATATTCCTCTTGCCATTTAGAATTCAGACTTTCCAACTTCTTCCCAAAACTTGCTACAGTTTCTTTAATTTCATTCAGAGCTTCAAATAAATATTTCTCACCACTTCTAAGCTCAGTCAAAAGCTCTATTCTCTCTCCATTAACCTTCTTCATTTCCTCAACCCTCCTATCAATCTGAAGAAATTTGTCAGACAAATTACCTACCTCCCAAGATAAATGCTCAAGTTTTTTCTCTATAGCGTAAACTTTTTCTTCAAGAGCTTCCAACTTTTCCTTCATTTCCTTTCCTCCCGAGTAAGCACATCTATTATCTTTCTCAAAAGATAAGCTTGCCCTTGTAAATGCCTTATATCGGAATAATCAGACACTCCCACAAGTAACTCTTGTATATTTCTATACTCAGACTCAAGAACTCCAACAAATCTCTTAAAATCATCTGGAAACTGCCCCATAAAAGGAGCTATAGCCTTCCTTAACTCTCCTAAATTGCTACTCATACTATCCAGCTTCCTCCATCATACTCTTTCTATGCTCCTGAGCCATTTCAGTAACTTCACTTATCTCCTTTTTCGGTTTAGGCTTCTGAACAGCAGAAGCCTGTTGAGCCAATTGTTGCTGTAAACTTTCAACCATAACTTGTAATTCATCAGGCATAGGAATAGACACTCCAAAATTCTTAAAAACATGTTCAAGGAGATAGCGTCTTCCTTCAATTCCAATAAGTTGCATATCAACTGGATTGTTAGTAAGATTAAGAAGCTCAAGTAATTTCTGGGTCTGTGCCAGCTTTTCCATAAGAACTGTAGAGCCTTTTGCCTTTATATTCAAATCAGGTATCTCTTCATCATAGCCATAATAATTGATGACATTGTAGTAATAAATTCTCTTCACCGTCGGCTCAATAAGCCCTCTATCTATATTTTTGACAACTTCCTTTATACCACGATTAGCCTGATTCATAAGCATTGCCAATCCAGAACTTGTTCGACCTGCACCGCCAACTGTAACATCCCCGTGAGCGTAGGCAGGAACGCCTGATAATTCATCTGCCAATTTCATAAAGTAGGCAATTACCTGCACAAGAGCATTAGCAGTAAGACGTGGCTGATAAAAACGGTAAGCGGGTTCAGTAGAAAC